GCTGACCATGCAGGCGCAGCAATCCCGCGCAATCGCGATGCTGGCGACCAAGATGCGGCTCGCGCAGCAAAGCACCATCGATGAAGCCAGCAAGCGGGCCAACGTTGGCCGGAAGAGAAGCACCACCTTATGGGCAAGGCCAAACAACAGCTAACGCGCGGCGAGAGCAACATCCTTTGGATCGAGCAGCAATGCCGCGTCCCGGAGGGGATGCACGCCGGCCGGCCGATGCGTCTCCGCGCCTGGCAGCGTGACGAGGTGTGCAAGATCTACGACAACCCGGCGGGCACGCGCACTGCCATCATCAGCTTTGCTCGGAAGAACGGGAAGACGGCGCTCGCCGCGTGCCTGCTGCTGCTCCACCTGTGCGGGCCGGAGGCGCTGCCCAACACGCAGCTCGTCTCGGCCGCCCAATCGCGGGACCAGGCCGCCCTCCTGTTCAAGCTGGCGGCGCGCATGATCCGCCTCAACCCGGCGATGAATGACGCCATCACCATCCGCGACCACGCCAAGCAACTCGAGTTCCCCGAGCTGGGCACGGAATATCGGGCGCTCTCAAGCGACGCAGGGACGGCCTACGGCCTGTCTCCCGTGTTCGCGGTGCACGATGAGCTGGGACAGGTGAAAGGGCCGTCCAGCGAGCTGTACGACGCCGTGGAGACGGCAATGGGGGCGCATGAGCGTCCGATGTCCGTGATCATCTCCACCCAGGCCCCGACCGATGCGGACCTCTTGAGCGTGCTCATTGACGACGCGCTCACCGGCGTGGACCCCACCACCACCCTCAGCCTCTACACCGCGCCGCGCTTCGTGGTCGATGCCGCCGGCCTCAAGCACAAGGTGGATGCGTTCACGGAGGAAACCATCAAGCTGGCGAACCCGGCCTATGGCGATTTCCGCAACGCAACCGAGGCGATGAGCAACGCCGACAAGGCGCGGCGCATGCCAGCGGGTGAGCCCGCCTACCGCAACCTGATCCTGAACCAGCGCGTGCAGATGCGTTCGCCCTTCTGCACGGAAAGCGTGTGGAGCGAGAATGGCGACGCGCCGGATCCGGCGAACTTCCACGGCATGCGCATCTTCGCCGGCCTTGATCTGTCCACCACCACCGACCTTTGCGCGCTGGTGGTCATCGCCGAGAACCGCGGGAGCTGGCAAGTCTATCCCACCTTCTGGCTGCCGGAGCACGAGATCCGCGAGAAGGCGCAAAAGGACAAGGTTCCCTATGATGTTTGGGCCGATCAGGGTTTCCTGCAACTCTGCCCCGGCAAGACGGTCGATTACAAATGGGTGGCCGCCGAGGTGGGCAAGCTATTCGAGGTGGCCCAAGTCGAGGGCATCGCTTTCGACCGTTGGAACTGGAAACACTTCAAGCCCTGGTTGATTGAGGCGGGGCTTGACAACGAAGCGCTGGACAAATTCAAGGAATTCGGCCAAGGCTTTCAATCCATGTCGCCCGCGCTTCGTACGCTCGAGAGTGATTTGCTTAACCACAAGTTCCGACACGGCATGCACCCGGTGCTGACGATGTGCGCGGCGAACGCGGTGGTGACGACTGATCCGGCGGAAAACCGGAAGCTCGACAAGCCGAAGAGCAACGGGCGGATTGACGGGATGGTGGCGCTGGCGATGGCTCGGGGCATAGCCGGCGAGCTGGTGACAGAACAACAACGGTTTGTGATCGGCGATATTTTGGTGATGGGGCGATGAAGCTAGGGCCGTTTGAGCTGTCGTGGTCCAAAAAATCGGCCAACGGCCTTACCATCGATCAAGTTATAAGCCGTCTCGAGACGGCTTATCGGACGGCGGCAGGTGTGGCGGTAACGCCCGAGAATTGCATGGCATCGCCGACCATGGCGGCCATCGTCACGGCAATTTCCCGGCGTATCTCCACCCTGCCCATTCTGGTTATGAACCGGACCGAGAGCCAGGGCCGAACTCGCAAGGAACTCCTACCGAACCATCCCGTAGCGCGGCTCCTTAAGCGGCCGAACGCCTGGCAAGACCCGAGCCAGTTTTGGCTTGATGCAACGTCGCAGCTCGTGCGGTGGGGTAACTTCATCGCGGCCAAATCGCGCGGTCAGACAGGCCCCGTGCGCGAGTTGCTGCCGATTAATCCCGGTGCCGTGACTGTCTTCCAGGATACCGATTGGAGCGTAACCTATCGGGGTTCCGAGCCCAACGGCATCTATTTCGAGCGCACGCCGGAGCAAATCCTGCATGCTCGAGGCCCCGCGCGCGACGGGCTCAAGGGCGACAGCATGGTGATGGATATCCGCCAGGCCATCGGCCTCGAGATCCAAGCCGAGATGATGGGAGCAAGCGTGTTCGGCAACTCTGCCGTGCCCGGCATGGTGCTCAAATATTCGGAAGGCTTCGCCGGCCACGCGACCGAGGAAGAGCGCACCAAGTTCGTCAACACGCTGCAGGATCTCTTTGCCCGCGAGAAGCGCCATAGCACCCTGCTGCTGCCCAAGGGCATTGAGGTGGACAGCAGCGCCCCCGTGGACAATGAGAAGGCGCAGTATACCGCGACCCGGCAGTACCAGCGCACGGTGATCGCCGCCGCGTTCGGCGTGCCCGTGCACATGGTCGGCGACCTCACCAAGGGCACGTTCAACAACGTTGAGCAGCAAACGCTGGACTTCGTTATCAACGTGGTGTTGCCCTACTGCCGCATGTTTGAGAACGCCATGGAGTGGTCGCTGCTTACGCCGGCCGACCGGGCGCAGGGCGTCATCATCCGCTTCGACCTTGAGGGTATCCTCCGCGGCGATTTCAAGAGCCGGCAGGAAGGGCTCAACATTCAGCGGCAGGCGGGCGTCATCAGCGCAAACGACTGGCGCGAGAAAGAAAACCTCAATCCCATTTCAGCGGCCGATGGCGGCAATGAGTATTGGCGCAAAGGCCCGAGTGGCCAGGACGCAACAGCACCAGGCGGCCCGACGCCGCCTGCCGACAACAACGACGGTGGGCAAGCAAATGAAGACACAGACCCTCAATCTGAAGTTTGACATCAAGGCGCTGTCGGACCGAGAGTTCGAAGGGTACGGGAGTGTCTTCAACAACGTGGATCTGGTCGGAGACATCATGGCTCCCGGCTCATTCCGCAAGTCGCTTGCCCAGCACAAGAGTGACGGCACCATGCCGCTAATGTTCTGGATGCACCGGCCGGACCAGGTTGCGGGCGCATGGCTCAGCATGAGCGAGGATGAGCACGGGCTCAAGGTCAAGGGTGTGCTCGCTGATACCCCGCTCGGCAACGAGATGCGGACGCTTCTCAGCATGAAGGCGCTGCGCGGCCTGTCGATCGGCTTTTACGTGCGCGATCGCGTGTGGGAGGAAGACGAGGAACACGGTGCGGTGCGCGTGATCACGCAAGCCGACCTGGTGGAGGTCTCGCTGGTCTCGCTGGCGGCGAACCCACTCGCCGAGGTCACGGCCTCAAAGGCGCGGCTCTCGAGCGACGGCGTTTATGTGCCGTCCTCGCAGGAGACGGAAACCATGCTTCGCAAAGGGGGCTTTTCAAAGCAGGCATCGCGCGCTATGGTCGCAAAGTTATTCGGTGATGGTGCGACGCTATCGACCGATGAAGGCAAGTCCGGTGCGACGCTGGATCTTGACGGATTGAACATCGATAGGCTTTCCAGGCTGGCCGAGGTCATGAAGACCGCGCCGGCTGAAGTTGTGCAAGATAGACCCGTCCCATTCTGGCGGGCTTAGCATCGGGGCACCAATGACGACACTTGCGGACATCAATCGCGTCATCGACAAGATCGGTGAGGCGTTCGAAGAGTACAAGGCGACCAACGACAAGCGTATTGACGCGCTGGCGAAGGGCGACAAATCGACGGCTGCCGAGCTGCAGCAAAAGCTGGCCAAGATTGACGGCGACGTGACCAAGTTCACCGAGCTGAAAACCACGCTCGAGCGCGAGATGGAATTCCAGCGCGACCGCATCGAGGCACTCGAAGCCCGCGCTAGCAACCCGAAGAAGACGCCGCAGGATGTGCTCAATGACGAGTACAAGCAGGCGTTCACCGGGTGGGTTCGCTCCAAGGGTCAGAATTCTGCTCTCGAGCAGAAAATGGAAACCTTGATGACCAAGGCGCGCTCGGAACAGAAGAATATCACGATCGGCACCCCCTCGGCCGGCGGCTATGCCGTCCCGGAAGAGATCGCCCGCGACATCGAGCGCCTGGAAAAGAAGTTCTCCCCGGTCCGCTCGCTCGTCAAGGTCGTGCAGGTCGGCACGTCCGACTACAAGGAACTCGTCTCGCTGCGCGGCGCGTCATCCGGGTGGGTTGGCGAGAGCACGTCCCGGCCGGCGACCAACACGCCGACGTTGCGCGAGGTCACGCCTACTCATGGTGAGCTGTATGCTTACCCGCAGGTGAGCGAGTGGGCATTGGATGACATCTTCTTCAACGTTGAGCAGTGGCTCACCGAAGAGGTCGCCCAGGAGTTCGCCTTGCAGGAAGGCACCGCCGTCATCTCCGGCAACGGTTCGAGCAAGCCCACCGGCATGCTCAACACCACGCCCGTGTTGACTGCGGACTTCGCTTCGCCGCTGCGCGCCGCTGCCGCCTATCAGTACATCAACAGCGATGCGGATGTGGACGATCCGAGCCCGAACACTCTCGGCAACATCATTCGCGGTGATGCCCTGATTGACACCGTTTATACGCTGAATAGTGCGTATCGGTCGGAAGCTGTGTGGATCATGAACAGCATGACCACGGCGGCGGTCCGCAAAATCAAGGATACCACCGGGCAGTATCTGTGGGCACCGGGCCTGCAGCCCGGCCAGCCTGCAATGCTTCTCGGCTATCCTGTCAGCACATGGGAGCAGATGCCCGATGTTGGCGCGAACACCTTCCCGATCGGCTTTGGCGCATGGCGTCGGGCCTACGTGCTGGTTGATCGCGTCGGCTTGCGCATCACCCGCGACAACGTGACCAACATCGGCCACGTTCGCTTCTATATCCGCCGGCGTGAAGGTGGCATCGTCCTGAACAACGATGCGGCCAAGTTCATCCGTAGCGCCGTCTAATACCCCGCCACTAGATCCAACTGGCGATTGGTGAGGGGAGGAACGTCTAAGGTTCCTCCCCAATATTCTCAAATTATAGGTGAGTTATGGATAGACGTATCCAGTTGATGACCGATAGTGTTGCTGTTGACCCTGTTGCCATCAATTCATGGGTTGATGTTCGTCAAGCCGTTCTCAGAACTTCCGAGGATTTCGACACTGGAAATGCGCACGGTGCGAGTGTAGGAATTTGGTGGTCGGAGACTGTTGACGGTCCGTGGGAGGGACTTTTTAACTTCGAATTTGCTCCGGACCAGACGCCGGCTCATCCCGATGCCAATCGGCAGATTACCAAGATTGTCACAACCAGGGTGTTCTTAGGCTACATCAAAGCTACGGTGATTGAGGCTCCACAGGTTGGAAGTTTTGATTTAGCTTTGTATTTCGACTGATTAGTGTTGCGTATAGCGAACGAATTGCTGTCTTAGTAAGTATTCCGCAAGTATTCGTAAGCTGATTACTCGTGAAAAGTAAGTAATTCGTTCGCTATAACTAACAGGAAGCTAAGATGGCGAAGCTCATTCTCAAGAAAGACTGGCCGGGACTTCGCGGTATGATGAAGCCGGGGGAGTATACTATTCCCGGCGACATTTCCCTTTCCCACGCGCGTTGCGCGCGGGCCGATGGTGCAGGTGAGATTGTCGCCGACAGCGAGAGCGCCACGCCGCTGCCGCCATCGGAGAAGCCCCAAGGCGGGCGATTTCCTCCTGAGAGCAAAGAGCAACCCCGCGAAAAGAAGCCCGCGCCCGCTAACATACTCCCACCTCGGGGAAAGCGTGGAAAGGGTTCTCCCGCGGCCTGAGTGGGAAACCTGCGTTGTGGCGGCCTCCGGACCATCCCTGACGGCCGAAGCCGCCGAGGCTGTCGCCGCATCCGGCTTGCCCATTCTGGCCGTGAACGACGCCTACAAGCGCCTGCCGAGCGCCGCCGCGCTCTATGCTTGCGATGACATGTGGTGGATTGAGCGTGCGGGTGCTGCCGACTTTGCCGGCGAGCGCTGGTCATCCACCGGCCGCCCTGGCCGCTTCCGCCACAATGACAAAAGCCGCGTCCAGACGCGGTACGGCGTTCGGCTCATCTTCGGCGAGGATGGAGCCGGCTTCAGCATCGATCCCGAGACCATCCATTACGGCAGCAACAGCGGTTTCCAGGCGGTCAATCTCGCGCTGCACTTTGGCGCGCGTCACATCCTGCTCATCGGCTTTGATATGCAAGGCACCCATTTCTTCGGCGAGCACAAACCGCCCTTGCGCAACACCGGCAGCTATGTCAGTTTCATCCGCGCGTTTGATGTGGCTGCGAAGAAGCTATCGCCTGACATCGAAATCGTGAATACGTCGCCCGTCAGCAAATTGAACTGCTTTCCGAAGGTGCCCCTTGATGCTGCTATCGCCCAAGCATGCCGTCGTCGTCTCGCCGCTTGACGACAGCCCGTTTCCGCTGTCGCTCGCGCTGGTGAAAGAGCATCTGCGCGAAGACAGCGCGGATTTCGACACACTTATCGAGACCTACATGCGCGCCGCGGTAGCGTGGGCCGAGACCACCATGAAGCGGACCGTCTATAGCCGCCAGCATACGTGGACGCTCGCCGGCTTTCCTACCGGCTCGTGCGAGATCTGGCTTCCGGCCGGCCAGGCGTCGGCGGTTGAGAGCATCGTCTACCGCGACAGCAGCGGCGATGCCGTCACGCTGCGCGGCCCCACCTCGAGCGGCAGCCCCGCCGGGACCGACTGGCAAGAGGATCTCACCGGCAGCGCGGGCGGCTTCTTGCGCCCCGCGCGCAGCGCGGTGTGGCCGGTAGCCGACAGCGAGAGCATCTCGCCTGTGGTCATCACCTACACGGCCGGGTGGGCAAGCAACGCCGTGCCCGCCGACATCATCCACGCCCTGCTCTTCGCGGTGGCCGATCTCTACGACACCGCCGGCAGCGCCGACCTCACGGTGTTCGGCAAAAATCTCACCACCCGCGTGAGCCTCATTAGCCCCTATATCCTCAATCGGTGGTATCTATGAGCGAGCGAGTTTACTGTGAACTTTTGGTTCATCTCGAAAATGGCAAGTTTGTTTTGCGTGACGATCGCGGATTACCTGTAAGAGGTGTTCGCAAGCTGAATATCACGCAAGCAATTAACGAGGTAACTTCATTGGCGGTCGAATTGGTTTCTAGGGCTCATTCTCTATCACCCAATCAGACGCGCCATTTAATCGAGGCCATTAATGAGGAAGTGCGCGACGGCGCAAAGTTGGACCTGAAATGAGGTTCATCTGTTGGCTGTGGAGCGGCGGCGGCTTCTGGAAACCCGTGGTCAAATACGGGCCTCGCCATGTCGAGGTGCTCGCCGCGATGTTGCATCGCCACGGCGGCCATCATCTCACCTGTATCCACGACGGGACGTTCCAACTCCCGCGACATATTGACGCAGTGCAGATGCCGGAATACGTAGCCAGCATGCCGGACTATCTACCCAAGCTGTGGGCATGGTCGCCGGAGCTGCAGGCCATCATCGGCGAGCGCTATGCCAGCATTGACCTCGATGTGGTGGTGCTGGCCGATCTCGCGCCGGTCCTGGCTGGACATCCCGTCATCTTGTGGGATGAGGCAGTGGGTGAGCCCTACAACACCAGTCTCTTTGCGGTGGAGCCGGGCAAAGGTCAGGAAGTGTGGACGTATTTCACACCGGAGCGCTTGCAGCGCGCGCGGCGCGCGGCGGCCCGGTGGACGGGTGACCAATCGTGGGTGGCCCATGTGCTCGGCCCGCGCGTGCCCACCTTCGGTGAGCGTGACGGCGTGCTGCGTTACCGCGGCGGCCTGCACCAGCTCGGCGTGCCCGCTCGCACCAAAGCAGTATTCTTTTGCGGGCCAATGTGCCCGTCAACTCAGAGGGAGCATGTAAATTGGGTGCGGGAGAACTGGCTCTAGCCGGCTATCGGCGCGAGCGCGGATTGCTTTGGCCGGATTACGATAAGCGGTGCGCCGAGGTCACCTTTGACGAGATGGCCGAGCTTGTGCCGTCCGTGATGTTGCATGTGACGGGTAACCGTCTCGCGGTGCAAGCCGGCGGCAACTGCGGGCAGATGCCGCGCATGCTTGCCGAGCGCTTCGGCACGGTCTATACCTTTGAGCCGGACCACCGGAATTTCGTGGCGCTTACCGTCAACACGGCCGAGCTGCCGAACGTCTTTCGTTACCAGGCGGCGCTCGGCCGGTCGGATACCGATTTGCGCGGTCTCGGCGATGGGGACGGCCGATATCCGGCCACTAACTGCGGGGCCATCTACATGGCCGGCGGCGGCATGATCCCCACGCTCACGGTGGACGGCCTCAACTTGCCCGGTTGTGACTTGCTCGCGCTCGACATCGAGGGCGGCGAGGCGCAAGCGATCCACGGCGCGTCTTGGACAATCCATTCCTACAAGCCGGTGGTGGTGATCGAGGATAAGGGGCTCGGCAAGCGGCTGTATGGCGAGGAAGCCGGAAGCGCTCGCGCGTTGCTCGAGAGTGTGCACAGCTATCGGGAGGTTGCCAAGATCCGCAACGACTACGTCATGGTGCACGCCGGATGAGCAGTAAAGCCGTGATTGTCGCCAACGAGCGTGCGCCTCATCATCTGAGTTGGGGCGCGGCTTTCATGGCCGGGCTGCAGCGCCGCGGATGGTGCGCCGAGATGAGCACGAGCGACAAGCCGTGCGACCTCCTGGTGCGGTGGGGCGTCAAAGACCGGGCCATGATCCAACGTCAGCGCGATGCCGGCGGCGAGGTCTGCGTTCTCGAGCGCGGCTATCTCGGCGACCGCTTCGAGAATACCTCCGTTAGCTTCGGCGGCGGCCTCAACGGTCGGGGCCGGTTCGTCACACCGCCGGGTATCGACCTCGAGCGCTTCCACTCGCTCGGCCTCGAGCTTGCCCCCTGGCATCTCGATAGCGACGGCTATGCGCTCATCATGGGACAGGTGCCTGGCGACCAATCACTCAAGCACGTCAATTTCGAGAAGTGGGTGCGCGAGACGGGGGCCGAGCTGGCGGCGAGCGGGTGGCCCGTCCGCTTCCGGCCGCATCCCGGCAACCGAGGCGGCCCCGACAACTACGGCCTGAAGACGACGCGCGGCACGCTCGCCGAGGCGTTGGCCGGCGCGGGCCTGGTGGTCACCTTCAACAGCAACAGCGGCGTGGATGCGGTGCTCGCCGGCCGGCCCACCGTGGCCATGGATGAAGGGAGCATGGTGCGCGCGGTCGCGGCGCATGATATGAGGGTTATCGCGCCCGATCGGTCGGCGTGGGCCGCGCGGCTCGCCTGGTGCCAATATAGCCGGGCCGAGATGGAAAGCGGCTTTTGCCAGGAGGCGGTGGGCTTATGACTGGTGCGGCAATCCTCAACGAGGTGATCACCCTGCAGCGGGTGACGATCGAGCGCAACGGCCTCGGCGAGGGTGTCGAGACATGGAGCACGCTGGCCACGCGCAAGGCGCAGCGCGCTGACGTGTCGGACGGTGAAGCGGTGCGAGCGGCCGAGGTGGGTGCGCAGATTACGACGCGCTTCACCATCCGCTATAGCAGCGAGATGGCCACCCTCAACGCACTTGACCGGCTGGTGTTTGAGGGCAAGGTCTACAACATTACGGGCGTGAAGGAAAAGCAGCGCAAGCGCTGGCTCGAGGTCAGCGCCGTGGCGCGCAACGATATCGCCGCGCAGGAGACGAGCCCGTGAAGGTGACCGTGCGCGTTGAGGGTTTGAAGGAATGCCGTGACGCGCTCGCCTCGCTGCCGTCGGCGACGCAGCGCAGCGTCATGCGGCGCATCCTCGTGGCGCGCGGCGAGCCGATCAAGAATATGGCCAAGCGGCTTGCTCCGGTCGACACGGGTTTCCTCGCCAACACGGTACGCATCCAGAAGAACACAGGAGGCGGCGCAGGGCGCGCAGCGTTCGCCGCTACCCTCGCCGCGGGCGGCAGCCGTTCGGCCGCCGGCAGCGCCGCACGGTCCGCCAATCAGGCAGCAAAGAGTGGGGTGGAGATTTTCATTGGACCGAATGCCGGCCCGCGCGAGATCGTGGCCGAGTACGGCTCCCGCGATCGCGCTCCCACTCCGTTCATGCGCCCGGCATGGGACGCGCATAAGGGCACGATCTTGAATGACGTGGCCAAGGATCTGTGGGAAGAGATCCAAAAGGCTATTCGCCGCCGGGAAAAGAAGGCCGCCAAGCTGGCCGCCGCGCAAGGGGTTGAGGAATAATGCCGTTCGACATGTTTCCGGAAGATGACGGCGAGCAGGGGCCTTGCCCCGATTGCCACGGCTATGGCTTGCTGACCAAGCACGTTTATTTCGATGGTCAACTTGTCGGTCTAGCGACAGTGCGTTGCGCTTGTCCTGCCGGCCAGAGGGATGATTGATGGAAGAGCTGTTGCGCACATTGCTCGCCGACAGCACGGCGCTTACAACTCTCATCAGCGAGCGGCTGCAATGGGGCTTCCGTGAGCAGGCCACGGCGCTGCCGGCGGTCACTCTCACCAAAATCTCAGGCGGCCCGCTCTATAGCGATGAGGGCGAGGTGGGGCTCGATGAAGTGCGCGTGCAGATTGATTGTTGGGCAGCCAGCTTCACCAGCGCAACCGCTGTGGCGCGCGCGGTGCGTGCCCGCTTGTCCGGCTACTTCGACGCGAACTTCCGCTACATCGCTCTGGACGCCTCGCGCGACATGCGGGAGGGTGGTGCAAATCAGGAAGAATACGAGTATAGGGTGAGCATGGACTTCATAATCCTCCACAGGAGTGTCTAAGCCATGGTGGCAATTGCAGGAAGACAAGTCGAGTTCCGGTGGGGAGACGACAGCCCCATGGATGAGATCCCCGGTGTTCGCGAGAAGGGCATCGAGCTAAACGGCGAGCCGATCGACATCACCAGCGATGACGACAACGGTTGGCGCGCGCTGCTTTCGATCGCGGCCGAGAACCAGGTGAATATCAGCCTGTCCGGCGTGAGCAAGAATGCCCGTCTCCGCAATGACTGGTTCGCCGGCAACCGCCTCGAGCCCGCGCGCATCACCTTCCCGGACGGAAGCGTCATCTCGGGAATGTTCTTCCTCGCCGCGTTTACCGAGACGGCCACCTACAACGCCGCGATGGCGTTTGAGGCGACGCTCAACAGCAGCGGCACCGTCAGCTTCACGCCCGGCTCACCGGCCTAGGCACATGTTTGAACCGATCAAGCTAGAATGGCACGGGAAGCCGGTTGAGATACCGGCTAACCGCGTGCTCGGGGCCATCGCGACCATTGAGGGTGTCATCACCTACAATGAGTTGCAGGACTTCGCTATGCGCGGGGCTTATCCGGCCGCGCGGGTGGCGAGCGCTTACGGCGCGTTGCTGCGCTATGCTGGTGTCGTGACGACTGACGAGCAAGTCTATGAGGGCTTGTTCAAAGACGAGGCGGCGACGGAACTCGTTGTCGGCAGCATGCGTCTCCTGATGATGATGATGATACCGCCGAGCCTGCGAGTGGGCAAGCAAGTCAAGCCCGTGTTGGCACCAGGGGAGAACCCCTCGGGAAACTTGCGGGCGGCGAAAACCCGAGCCTCGTCAAGAGCTTCTTCTCGCTCTTCGTCTCGCAAGACTGGTGCTCGCCGCTAGAATTCTGGCAGTTGACTGTCACGCATTTGCATTGGGTTTATGAAGCGCGTAAGCCGGTGCGTATGTTCGGGGGAATGTCGGAAGACGAGATCCGGGCAATCTACCACGCAACCTATGGGGACGATGAGTAATGGCCGGTTCTGCCGAGGTGGGCTCGCTACGATTGATCCTCGGCATGGACGCCGCGGATTTCGAAGCCGGCGTGAAGCGCATCAACTCCCATATGGATAAGATGGCGGCGAAGTTCGGCGCGGTGGCCGGCATCGCGCAGGAATTCGCGTCGCAATTCATCAACCGCATCGGCAACGCCTTTCAAGCCGTAAGCGACAACATCCTTAAGGCGATCTCCGATGCCGACAAGCTCGGCGATCTCGCGCAGAGCATCGGCATCAACGTTGAGGCGCTTTCGCGGCTGCAATTCGCCGCGAGCCTGGCCGGCGTGGACATCGAGAAGTTTGGTGTCGGCGTCACCAAGCTGAGCAAGGCGCTGCAGGAGATTGCCGGCGGCGCAAATGAGACGCCAGCCGCCAAGGCGTTCACCGCGCTCGGCATCAGCGTCAAGGATCTGAACGGCCAACTCCTCCCCACGGAGGAAATCATCGCGCGCATCGCCGAGAAGTTCTCCGGCTTCGCCGATGGGGCGAGCAAGACGGCGCTGGCCATCAACATCTTCAGCAAGTCCGGCGCGACGCTGATCCCGTTCCTGAACCAGGGCCGGCAGGGCATCGCCGAGCTGATGGCCGAGGCCGATCGGCTCGGCATCACGCTGACGAGTAAGACAGCAGCCGCGCTCGGCCAGACGAACGACAATATCGATAAACTGGCCGCGCGCACGGCGGCCATGTGGAAGATTATCGCCAACGATCTTTCGCCATCGCTCTTACGGCTTACCCAGCTGTGGATTGACGATGCGAAAGCCGCGAACGGGCTGAGCAGCGTCTTCGAGGTGGTCGGCGCGACCGTGCGTGGTGTGGTCGCCGAGATCATCAAGCTGGACGGCTTCGTCCGCCGGCAGGCCATCGAAAACGAGATGCTCGGCAACACCTTCCGCGACCTCGCCGAATATGCGGCCGGCGTGTTCGGTGGCGACACCTCGGAGCTGATGCAGCGGCAGGCGCGCCTGCAGGCGCTCATCACGATCGAGGTGCAGCGGACTACGGAAGCGCTGCGCGAGCTGAACAAAGAGCGCATCAATGATCCCGCGCGCGGCGCGGCGGCCGCCGCCGGCCTGCAGGGCTTCGAGAGCAGCCCCGCGGCTGAGAAGCCGCAAGCGCCGACGGTGCAGAGCAACGAGGCGCTGGCCGAGAGCCGCAAGGCGCTCAATGAGCAAGCCAAGCTGGCGAATGAAGCGGAGCGGGAAGGCAACCAAATCCGCCAAGAGACGATGACCGTCAATGAGGCGCTCATCGCCAAAGAGCATGAGTTGCTGCAGGCGTGGGCAAAGGGTGCCATCAACGCCAAAACCTACGGCATCGCGATGCAGCAAGCCGCTTGGAGCGCACAGAATGCGCACGCCCAGGCGGCGAGCAAGATCATGGGCAACTTGTCCGGCGTGTTCAAAGAGGCCAAGGGCTTCGCCATCGCACAGGCGGTCATCAACACCTATGAGGCTTTCACCGCGGCGCTCAAGGGGCCACCGGGGCCGCCGTGGTCATACGCCATCGCGGCGAGCACCCTGGCCGCCGGCTTTGCCCAGGTCGCCAACATCAAGAGTACGAACCCCGGCAGCTCAGGCAGTTCATCCGGTGCGGGCGCTTCGACGGCGGCCAGCACGTCAACCGCGGCATCGGGTGGCGAGGCCGTGCGCGGCGTCAATATCAGCCTGAACGGGAGCAACTTCTCGCGCGACAGTGTGCGAGATTTGCTCAGTGCCATCAACGAAGAAATGCGCGACGGCGCGGTATTAACCGTAAGTTAGGATGCCGCAATGAGCCTGGTTATCTCGTCATCCTATGTCATCGGCGACACCGTATCAGGCGGTGGCGGCGGTGTCATCAACGCCAATAATCCCGTGATCGGCTGGCGCAATCTGGTGACGGCCGGCGGCTTGAGCAGTACGACCGCAGCCGAGGGGTTCCCCGTCTCCAATCTGGCGAACCCGGCTACGCATCTCAAGTGGGTGGGTGAGCTATCCTCGCCGGAGCAGGACGAATATATCACCCTCGGTTTCTCCACCGTGGATGATGTCGATTATGTCGCGGTAGCCACGCACAATTGGGGAAGCGCCGGTATCGCGGTGAGCATCGAAGCGCTCGATACTGATGCGAGCCCCGACACATGGGTGGAGCTGATTGCGCCCGTGCTGTTGCCGAACGACGGTCCGGCCATCTTCCGCTTCGCTCCGCAAGCCGTCAGCAATCTGCGCATCAGGCTGCAGCCCGGTAGCGCCGCGCCGACTGCCGCCGTCGTCTACGCCGGCGCGCTTCTCGTGCTGCAGCGGCGCATCTATGTCGGACATACCCCGATCGTGGACGGCCGGGTGACCACCGTGGTAAATGGTCGCAGCGAGAGTGGCGCATTCCTCGGCCGCATCATCCTCGGCCAGATGACCGAGAGCGGTATCGACATGAAGAACATCACGCCAGATTGGTTCCGCGTGAACATGCGCCCCTTCCTCCTGCAGGCGCAGGAGTTTCCCTTTTTCTTCGCATGGCGGCCATCCACCTATCCGCGCGAGGTGGGCTATTGCTGGCTCACCAGCGACCCGAACCCTTCTAACCAGCTCGGCAACGGCATGATGCAGGTTTCTCTCAAGTTGGCAGGCGTGATCTAATGCAGTATGTAACCTATATCGAGGTGGATGTGCCCACCTTCACGCCGACTTCGCCGGAGCAGGTGGAGACGTTCCGCTTCGTGAAGCCGGCGGATTATGTGCCGGCGAACATCGATGCAATCCCGAGCATCTCGAGCATTAGCTACACGCCGTCCGTGATCTCGCTCGGCGAGACCATGGGTCAACGCGCCGTGCTGTCGGTCGGCTTCACCGATCACAAGCACATCTTCGCCGCCGACAGCTTCGAGAGCGGCAGCTTTTGGGGCAAGTGGCGCGGCCGGTATGGTCTCAAGCTGCGTGGCCGGGCGCTGCGCTGGTATCAGGGCGTGGTGGGGCAGTCACTCGCCGAGATGGAGGTGCGGCATTTCGTCATAGAGAGCAACAGCGGCCCCGACCTCGCCGGCCGCTACACCATCACCGCAAAGGACATCCTCAAATTCGCTGACGGCGACCGTGCCCAAGCGCCCGTGTTGTCGCAAGGCTTCATCGGCGGCGCGCTGGACGCGGTAGACACGACGTTCTCTCTGTCGCCTGCCGGCATCGGCAACGCCGAGTATCCCGCGAGCGGCTATCTGTGCATCGGCGGCGATGAGATCGTGAGTTTTACCAGGAGTGGGGACGCTCTCACGGTGGTGCGCGGCCAGTTTAACACCGCCGCTGCTGCGCATGACGCCGGCAGCCGCGTGCAGCTCTGCCTCCACTACGATGCGCAAGACCCGGCCGACATCCTCGCCGATCTCTTCGAGAACTATGCCGCCGTCGATCCGGCTTACATCCCGTTGGACGACTGGCTGGTGGAGACCGGGGCGTATCTGCAGCGGCTTTACACCGCGCTCATCCCTGAGCCCACCGACGTGCGCAAGCTCGTGAATGAGATCATTGAGCAGTCGGCGCTCGCGATGTGGTGGGAGCCACTCACCCAGGAAATCAAGCTGCAGGTGCTGCGCGGCATTCCCACCTCGGCGCAGACCTTCACGCCGGAGAACACGCTCAAGGGCAGCTTTGGCGTGGCCGAGCAACCCAACAGCCGCGTGAGCCAGGTGTGGACTTACTTTGGCCAGCGCGATCCCACGCGCACGCTGGACGAGATCGATAATTTCCGCTCTACCGCCATCGTGGCCGATCTCGAAGCCGAGGACACCTACGGCGGCGCGGCCATCAAAAAGATCTTCTCGAGGTGGATACCGTTCGGCGCGCTCAGCGTCGCGCAGCGCGTGGGCCAAATTCAGCTTGCCCGGTTCAAAGATCCGCCGCGCAAATTCGGTTTCGAGGTGTTCCGCGACTACCAGGGCAACGAGTTGCCGCCATCGCTCGGCGGCGGCTACCTGCTCTCGGCCTGGCCGCTGCAGGATGTGACCGGCGCGAGCGTGCCCGCTCCCGTTCAGGTAACGAAGCTAGACCCGCAACCCGATCGGTATCGGGTGGAGGCTGAGGAGATCCTCTTTGCCACCATTGACCCGGGCGACCTCACCAACCGCGTGATCACGATCAACAGTGATATCAACGACGTGAACCTGCGCACGCTGCACGATGATATCTATCCGGTGATCACCGGCAGCGAGAGCCCTGAGATTACCGTCACGTGCGTGGTCACGTCCGGCGCGATTGTGGGCAGCAGTAACGGGAGCACGCCGGCTTTCGACGTGGGAAGCTGGCCGGTGATGGGCATCCCAATCACGGTGCAGGTTGCCGGCCGCATACAGGGCGCTGGCGGCGACGGTGGCGGTGACAGCAGCGGCGGCCCTGGTGAGATGGGTGGGACGGCTCTATACACTCGTTATGCGATCAACCTGGACGACGCCAGCGGCCTCTTGTGGGGCGGTGGCGGCGGTGGTGGTCGTGCACGAGGCGTGGTGAGTTTCCCTGCAACAGACAGTCGGCGCGGTGGTGGCGGTGGAGCGGGCCGTATCCCCGGTGACGGCGGCGCGGTTAGCGGCGGCACAAGCAACATCAACGGCAATCCCGGTGCGCTTGATACCGGAGGCGGTGGCGGCAGTGGTGGCGGCGGTACTGGTGGCACGGGCGGCACGCCTGGCAATGCCGGTGGCAGCGGCAACGGCAACCAGGGCAGCGCGGGCGGCGCGGCAGGCCGCTCTATTGACGGCATCAGCTTTGTGACGACAACATCAGGACCGGGCGACCGCCGCGGGCCGCAAGTCAACTAAGGGGTACATCCATGGCTTTGGCCGTTCATCAGTTTAGCGTGGTAGACGACGACGGCAAGGTGGTGCCTAATGCATCGATCGAGGTGCGGCAGGAGATCACTGGCAGTCCAATCGCGGTGCTGTTTTCCGACCGGGCCGGCGTTGTCTCGCTCGGCAACCCGTTCAACGCCGATGGCGAGGGTTTCGCCCAATTCTTCGTGGCCGGCGGCGCTTACCGCGTCACAGCGACCTCAGGGGCTTTCAGCCGCGTGTGGCGTTATGTCGCAGTCGGCACGGCGGCCGAGAGCGATATTGAGGATTTCGTCAGCGGCGCGGGCACGGTGGTCGATCAATCCGTCATCCGCGCGGATGGCACTACGGGTACATCGTTGCAGGGCAGTAATGTCTTGTTGGACGATAGTGGCAACATGTTCTTCCCCGAGGGCTCCAGGCTCGAGTGGCAAACCGGCAGCCCGCCGGCTCAGGATGTTCGCATCACGCACAGCCTCAACGGGCTCGCCTTTACCGGGGCGGCCAACGGCTACACCTTCGACAACGCGCTTGAGATCACCCCGCCGGCCGCGAGCCTGGTGCGTGGTATCGATGTCGTGCAAAGCGGTCCCACCTCCGGCAGTGCCGGGGCCAATCTGTTCTTCAACCGCATCTTACCCGATGCCAGCAACGTGGATTGCGCGGGCGGTGACGTGGTGGGGCTTGAGGTGCGTATGGGCACTGGCGGCGCAAACGCCGATGGCCAGCGCATCGCGATGGTGGGCTACACCGTTCAGAATACCGCCACCGGCAGCACGGACATCGATCGCATCGTCTATTGCGGCGTGAGCGGCATCGGCCAGGGCAGCACGAACGACGGCGGCACGAGCACCGCGGGGCCGCCGGATAGTGTCGGCTATGTGCTTGGCATGAACGCCGTTGGCATCCTCAACGGCGGGGCCACCAATTACCTGCATCTCGCCGGTCTTGAGGTGCTGACATCGATGCGCGCGGGCTCATCCGTGGCGCATCATGTCGGCGCTCGCATCGTGCAGTTCTTCGACCACGCCGAAAGCGGTGCGCTTCTCGATGCCGGATTGCAATTTCTGAACCAAGCCGGCGCGGTGGGCTGGCAAGATTACGGCATCGTCTTTGACGGAAGCAGCGTGAGCGCGGGCACGCTATTCAAGGCATCGGCCACCATTATTGGCGTGACCGGAACGCCAACCGTTACGCACGGGATTGACTTCCAATCTGTGAGCTTTAGCGGCGCAGCCTTCCGTTCGTTCGGCTTCTTCGTCAATGGTGGTGGCGAGGTCGTCAGCGCCAAGCACACAGGCGGCCTTGGCGCAACGTCCAATCTCACGCTGCAATCTACCGAGGGTGTTGGCACCACAGACTTCATCGATTTCAAGGTTGGCAATGCTGGTGCCACTCGTGCCGCGCGCATCCTCAATAACGGCAAGATCATCGTCAATGGATCTGCATCCGTGGCGCTCGCCCAGGCCACAGAGCCGCGCTTGCAGGTGCTTTGCGACGACGCTAACGGGCTCGGCGTAGGCAGGTTTTCCAATGGCGCCACGGGGGCCAACTTGGCCCTGTCGAAATCGCGCAATGCGACGGTGGGTTCGCACACGGTCGTTACGTCTGGCGACACGCTCGGCATTATTCGGTTCTGTGGATCGGACGGCGACAGCTTCGAGGATGCGGCCATTATTGAAGGCCGATCGGATGGCACGCCCGGTGCTGGCGATATGCCGGGTATGTTGTCGTTTCAGACGACGCCCGATGGTTCAACAACCGCCCTTGAGCGCATGCGCATTGACAGCCGGGGAAATGTGGTGACAGGTGGCGGTGCAGTGGCTACGAATGCAACAGATGGGTTTCTGTATATTCCAACATGCGCAGGAACGCCGACAGGAACGCCGACCACACACACCGGACGTGCCGCAATGGTTTTCAATAGTTCTGCCAATACCTTGCACGTGTATAGCGGTGGTGCTTGGCGAACAATTTAAGTAGAGGACGAACCACGTGAACGAGCAAACAATCATACCAGTATTTACATCAGCTCACGCAATTGATGGGCAATTTCTAAGCAATCAAATTCAATGGCCCGGTGGTCATGGATGGTTGAAAGTAGTGGGCAGCTTTTCCGGTATCGGAGCAGTTATTAACGTGGAGGCACAGGTGGCGGACGCGCCTTTGCCTCAAGTTTTAGTTGCACCTCATCCTGATTTTCCTTCAGGTATTTCGGCACAAGGGATATATAAATTCCAATCTCCAAAAGGGGTTCTTTCTTTTACTTCACCTACGTTGGGTGTGGGTGAAACTATTGACGTCGAAGTTATCGCAATAGTTATCTGATCTAAGAACAAGAGGTGTTTACTTATGCAGAAAGACTTACAGCGGGCGCAAGATCTCCTCAACGCCATGCAGGCTCAGCGTGACCAGGCACTCAACGCCAGTGTCATGGCCAGTGCTGACAATGCCGAGTTGCGGCGACAAATTGCCGCACTCGAGGAACAGGTGGGCAAGCTCCGCACTGAGCTGGACAAAGCCTCGCCGACCGAGCCGGAGACCGCTCAAGAGTAGGGGTTGAACCGGCAAGGGAATGAAGATAAAGCCTCGTAATTACGTTACTTTACGAGGCTTTGCTTTATGCCGTTCAGAGGGTTCCAAGATATGGCTGCATCCGCCCAACCACCGGCAACAAAGCACGGCGTTGAGAGCCTCAAGCTCGAGGTGATGGAACAGCGAAACCGGCTGATCCATGTGGAACGCACGGTCAACAGCCTCGGCGAGAGTATGACGGGGTTGGACGCGAAGTTGGATACGGTGGTGACGGCGCTCACCGGCATCACCACGCGGCAGGAACTCTCAAAGCCTACGGACTGGCTCAAGCTCATCGGCGCGGCTGTCGGCGCGGTCTCGCTCTTCACTGCCGGCGTAGGTGGTATCAGCTACATCGTGCGGGCGCTCGGCGAGAGCGAGAAGGTAGCGGTGCGCAAGGATCTGGATTTTCTTCAGATGCGGCTTGAGCGCGGTTGGGGTATCGGTGGAACCAACATGCAAATGAGGGTGAGAGAAGGGGCGGCGCAATAATGTATGCCACATTGACGGCTTGGGTTTGGGGGATGCGGTGGGGTATGGGTCAATCGAAATTGCCGATGCTCAAGCCGTATACGTGGGTGGGAGTTGCCGGTTATTTTCCCAGTGAACGCGACCTCGCCGGAGACAACGACCGATGAGCTGGACATATGCGCAGAGCAAAGCCGGCTACGGCAACATGTGGGCCGCCGCGCGCATCCGCGCCGAGCGCCGGCAGGCCGCGCTGAAGATCGCAAGCCGCGCCGTGGCCAACAAGCAGCGATACGCCGACGCGGCGAGCGTCGCGCCCGGTATGCCCTGGTGGTGGGTGGCGGCGGCGCACAGCCTCGAGAGCGGGATGAGCTGGACGGCGCACTTGCATAATGGCGACACGTTGGCGCGGCGCACGACGCACGTCCCGGCCGGGCGGCCGGCCGCCGGCTCGCCGCCGTTCACCTGGGAAGAGAGCGCCCGCGATGCGCTGACCATGCCGTCGCACAGCCTGCAGAGCGTGCCCACCTGGGAGATAGAGCGGTGCCTCTACGAGTGGGAGCGCTACAACGGCTTCGGCTACGTCAAGCACCGCATCAACTCGCCTTATCTGTGGGGCTTCACCACGTTGTATGATCGTGGTAAATACGTCGCAGACGGGCGCTTCGACGCATCGGCCGTCAGCCAGCAATGCGGCGCTGTCGCCATCGCAAAGAGCATCGCCGAGATCGAGGGTGCGCCGCCGGTGGTGATCGACCTGCCAGTGGAGGCGACACCACCAGCGCCGCCGGCCAGGCCGGTGCCTGAGTGGGATGTGATAGGGTGGGCAGTCAATCTACTTAAGAGGGTATTCTCATGACACAGTACAACCGGTTCTTGCTGATGGCATTTGCCGCCGCAAGTCTCCTGATGCTCGCGAGCGCCCCTGCGTGGGCACAGGCGGTCGATCTGAGGCCCCAAGCGTCATCGGCGCTGGAATGGGTGGCCACGACGCTTGGGGCCGTCCTGACGCTTCTGGCGGGCTTTGGCGTGCGGTTCGTCTCCACCAAGATCGGCCTGGCCAACAGCGAGCTTGAGGCGTCGCTCAACGCGCGGCTCAACGACATCATCCACCGCGGCATCGATGCGGCCTATATGCGCGGGCTGCAGGAGGTGAACGATCCGAAGAGCGGGCTCGAGGCCATCAAGGTGGATAACATCTTCGTTGGATGGGTGATTGAGTATGTGAGTAAGGCGGCTCCCGGCATCATCGCCCGGTTCAACCTGCAGGCACGCATCAAGGATATGATCCTGGCGCGCCTGCCGGGTTATGTGCCGCAACTCACGAACGCGGTTCCGGCTCCCTCGCCGGTCTCGCCCGTCGCCTAGCGCATGTGGTCGTCCGCGATGGTGCAGCCTTGGCGCTGCTCATCGGCGGCGATCTCTTCTAGGTCGCGTCCGCGTTGCGGTTCATCAACCCATTGGTTGAAGTTCGGCGGCAGAATACCGGCGGCAATGGCCTTTTCAGGTTCCAATGTCAGGCCGCCGAGACTGAAGCTTCCGTCAGGCTCGCCGCTCGGCCGGTGGTGCACCAGTGTATTGCGGATAGCGGTCTCCGAGATGCCGCCGGCCAGAAGCCGGCGGACGATCTCACGGCACACGCGCCGCACTTGCCAGTGATTTATTGACGGGGTGTCGCGCAAGGTGGCCTGGAATATGACCAGCGCCACCGTATCCTCGAGTTCTGTCAGGGCTACGACACACAGCCCACCGGGTATGCTAGGGTTTGATGACATTGCCGAACATCTCGTAATGGATGAGGTCTAGGGTTTCTTCGGTGACGCGCGGGGGTTTAGCACCCTCGACACTCATGCCGACGTTGAAGTGGGACGTTGCCCGGCGGTCCCACGATCGGAGACCGCCGCGCAAATGGTTGGCCGGCAGATGCGTCTTCATCCGCCGAAGCTGCATGTGCATCTCGGTGAAGGCGATCCGCCACTCGTCACGCATCAGTCGCCGCCTCCCGGCGTGGTCGGCGTGGGCTGGTGGATGGTCCGCCAGTCCTGCCGCGCGCTCGAGGTGATGGCGTCCCCACATCCCGCAAGCAGGATGAGCAGGGCGGCACCGATGGCCATGGTGGTGATCTTGAAGGCCGCAATGCCGAGGCCGATCTTGAGATTTCTATCCATTTGCATTCCCCTCTAACGAAACGCCACGCGGGATGCGTGGCGCTCGGCGAGAAGGGAAAGGGCCTCAGCCCTTTCCACTCCCGTTACAGCCGGTACAGGTGACCGTCTCGGTGGTCGGGTTGCCGGCATCGTCTTTGCGGCCGGTCAATCTGGTGATGGTCCCCCGGCCATGGCAGATGGGGCAGGATACCTCTTGCGGGTGATCAGCACGAGGGAATGGCATTATGCACCTCTCACTGTTGTGGTTTTGCGATCGTAAACGGCCCATGCGAGCGCCAGCACCCACCCGAGCCCGGTCCAGCCGAGGAACAGGTTAATGACGGCGATTGAGTTTGTGCCGGGGTGGGCACGCACCCAGGCTGTGATTGTCGGCAGGAAATAGCCGGACAGCATCAGCAGAAGCCAGAGCTGGTCATTCATATCGTCACCTTCTCGTGAACCTGCCGAATATTGTCGGCGATGATGTTCCAATCGGCGTTGTCGATCTCGCGCCATGTGAGGATGCGCTGAAAGACTACGCCGTCCGCGCGGGTGGCGCAGAAGCTAAGCCCGGACCGCATGCATTCCACCCGGACAAAGTGTCGCAGGCCGTCGCGCACCTCGAGCGCCTTGATGAGCTTGTCTATCAACTGGTATGCCCTCCCCTGAGCTGGTGGCGCACGGCTGCCGCTCGAGATCCGCGCGGCGGCAGGCGTCGCCATTCATCACCGCTGATCAGCACATAAACCTCACCGTCGGCCGCGACAATGTAGAGCTGGCCATCCATGCGGACTTCGGTCCCGGCAGGTCTCATTTGGGCAGTCTCCCTGTTCCGCCGCACCGTGGGCATGGGGCCTGGTGGATGCCGCCCTTGCCGTCCGGGATGGTGATAATGCCGTTGACGCAGATGTCGCACGGCTTGGTCTGTTCCTCGTATCCGCCGCTCATTGCAATCCCCTGAGAAGGGGGAGGCCAAAGCCTCCCGATTTAGCTGATCAGCACCATGTAAATGACGTTCGGGTTGCTCTCGGCGAAGCTGCAGCGGATGGCGAACCCATCGGCCTTCTGCATCGTGTCGTAGAGCTTGCCCACTCGCTGCGTTGCGCCGGTCTTGCGGTTGATCTGGATCACTTTGAACATTGGGTTCCTCCTGGTTGACGGGTTATATGTAGCTATGAAGTAGCCATAGCGCAATGGACAAACTGTCGCACCCCTGGCACCCTACGGATAAAACCGATCGCGAATGATGAGCTTTTCGGCCTCACCGACATAGAAGCGTGGATCGTAATCCACCGGCTCGCCGTCGTATTGCTGTGCGAGCCGGAGCTTGCTCGAGTGCTCGGCCTCGGCGTGGCGCTCCCACTCCATCTTGTATTTGAAGAATGACCAGCACGCCGTGCAGCACCAGCTCCCACGCTTGCCGATCACGTCGGCGTGGCCTTTGGCGTGGATGCGTGTCACCGTCTTGGGCATAATTTTGTTGGCGCTATGCCCGGTGGGGCTCACGTAATAGCGGGTGATGCCCCGGTGCTCGCTTCCGTCGTTCAGCACCAGCTTGCTCGCCTTGGTGAGATCGAGGCGCAGCATGAAGTCCCACCCGCCGCCGGGTTGCGCCGCGCGCGCCGCGATGAATTCGGCGGGGTTCTCGCCGCGCACCATGGCCACCTCGGCCGCCTGCCGCACCACCGGCATGCTGTGGTTCTGATGCCATTCACGCTCTGCGTTATAGGCTCCCTTGCGCTTAATTTTGCCGTCTTTGCTGTACTCGGCGAGGTAGTTGTTTACGTCGCGTATCCACATGCGGCTATAGGCGGCCTGCTCGAGCGGCATGAGCGTGCGTGCCGACCACTCGGCCGCGACGGCGGCCAGGCGCTCCCGGTGCTCGTTGGGGCATACCACCGTAACGCCGTCCGTGTTGAGCTGGACCAGGCGCACGCCGGGCACGGTGAGCAGCATCTCCGCAAGCTTGAGGATGAGCAGTTGCCCGTTGATGGTAATGGCCAGCATCCAGGCCGGGTCATAGAAGCAGGTGAACGCGCTCCCACTCGAGCCGAACACGGAATTGAGCGCCAGCTTGAGAGCCAGGTTCTCCGGCGAGCCCTTCGGGGACAGCAACCGGCGGGCAAGCAACTCGGCATAGACCTCGCAGAATGCCGGGCCGAGGTGGGCCGGGTAGATGCGGTTGCGGATGGCGATGTTGGGATAGAAGCTCGTAACGTCCAAGTCTTCGATGCTGTGGTGCTTGTCGGCTTCGATGAGCTTGCGCTCCCGGCTGCCGTGGATGCCGCCCAGGCCGCACGTGACCTCGATACCGTCGAGGGTGAAGACGTGCGAGCGCCACACGTCGCCGCCGAGCACGCCGAACACCTTCCCGGACAGGCCGCCGGGTACCTCGGGGAGGTCGTCGCCGTCAAAGTCCTGCGTGGGCACCCACACGCGCCGGAAGGTGTCGAGCGAGTGGGCAAGCTCCGGCCGGTTGAAATGGATGTAGGGGAAGATGATATCCCGCAGGCGCACGCCTTCCGGCCGGGGCGTGCCCAGGGGGCTGCGTCGCCCGGTCTCGGGGTCTCGCCGATGCGTCTCCACCCCGCGCGCTTGCAACTCGCGCTCGAAGTACTTGCGCCCCAGGCCGGTGTCACTCTGGTTGATCCAGTCCGGGTTGATCGCAGTTCGAAGCGCAATCTTGTCCTGACATTTGTGCCAAAACCCTTCCGTCTCGGTCACATCATGTGCGTTGTAGCCGAGTACCATATCCATCTCGTCATAGTTGAGATATGAGCCGAACGGTATCGGGCAGTCCATGACGTTGCGCGAGCGCATGTTGAACTGCAGCTTTTTGAGGCTGGTGGACTTCGCGCGGTTGTTGAAATGGTTGATGAGGTAGAGGTCAATCTGCGGGACGGCCGGTTGCCAGATGGTGTTGCGGAACCTGTCGCCACCGATGATTTCTTGGTTTTTGGCGTACATCCCGGCGGCATCGATATCCGGGTTCTCCATGAAGTGCTGCACCATGGGCCAGTCGTAGCCCATGTTGTTGAAGCCCACCATGCTGTCGCATGCGGAGATGTAGCGCCAGAGCGCGGCGTTGTCCCGCCGCCGGTCGGATATCTCAAAGAAAAAGCCGGGCTGTCCCACCGGCTTGATGCACATAGACCAAAAGTTCGGAAAAGCTTCCGTGTCGTAAACGTGCGGCATTGTGTCACATCACTGCTTGGATGAACGCTTGTGCGACGTGCGCGTCGATCGCGTTGCCGTAGGCGCGCAACTGCCCCACTCGGCCGGCAACCCCATGAGCCAGCGGGAATGTTCCGGGCTCAACTGGCCGCCACTTTCCATCCGTGCAGAGGAGCCAGTCAGCATCTCGCCAGATGCCGTGAGACGCGCCGGCCCCGCTGACAGGTGGACGGCCTGGTTGTTCAGTTGCTCCCCTTTCTTCCCGCCGCCTCGATCGATCCAGGGTTTCGCATTGGCATGGCGGTGATCCCGCGCCGCTGGTGTCGCCCAGCCGCATAGCTTCACCGTCGTGCGGCTGCTGTCCGTGTTCCCCGCCTCGTTGTTGCCGTTCTGTGCCGGCGTTCCTGCCATCGGCGTCGGCCACCCCGCCAAGCTTACCATTGCCGCCAGATCCGGCCCACGGGAGCGCATGGCTTCCATCACCGCGCCTTGAAAACTCCTCACGCCCTTGTCCGCAAGCGCTGCCGTGGGAGTGGGCCAACCCGAAAGCATTGCCGCCGACACGAGGTCCTGGCGTTCGCCGCGCCTCGCCCGCCCGCTCATGCCCTTCTCGCCGTTGCCTGTCAGAGGAGTGGGCCAGCCAGTAAAGCCGCTGGCGGATGTGGAAGCCGCTGACGCCCGCAGAGCAGAGATCGACCGCCGCTGTGGCGTATGCCGCTCTTTCCAGGTCAGCCGATACACCATCCCACCATGCGAGGGCAGCTTTGCTTGCAACCTGCTCACCAAGGATTGTGCCAGGGCGACACTCGCCGATGAGATCGAACCAGACGGGCCAGAGGTGGCGTTCGTCGGCGAAGCCTTTGCGCTCCCCGGCGTCGCTGAAGGGCTGGCAGGGGCATGAACCTGTCCACACGGGTCTATCATCGGGCCAACCGGCGAGGCGTAGGGCGTGCGACCAGACGCCAATCCCGGCGAAGAAATGGCACTGAGTAAAGCCCGCAAGATCTCCGGCGGTAACGTCGGCGATGCTACGCCGATCGACATGCCCCGGTGCGATATGCCCAGCATCGATGAGGTTCCTAAGCCACTGTGCCGCAAAGGCATTGTTCTCATTATAGTAGGCTGTCATCGGCGATCTCGACATGCAATGCGGCCGGCGGCACGAGGCCGTAGAGGGTGAGCACGACGTGGCCGCCGGCATTGAGCATCGCGAGTTCCTCGGGGCTCGGCAGCCAGGCGGATTGCACCACTTCACCTTCGATGCGCACCGCGAGCGGCTGGCACTCGCCGTGTTTCTCGGCATCCCACCGGACGGGCGGTTGCAGAAGCGTGTTGGCGTGCAGGATTACGGTTGGTGTCATTCTTCATCCCTCATAAACCGTGGAAGTTTGGGCACTGTGATCGGCTTGCGCTTGGGCTCGGGAGGCGTCTGCTCCTCCCGGTCCTCGCGGTAGTCGCCGCGCCGCTCGCGACCTTCATCGCTGATGCGGTGCGTCCGCTTTGGGCGGGCTGGCTTTTTAGGCATCGGGATGGCTCCCTGGAAAGCTACCGTACCGCGCGGGCCGGTTGATCGCCTCGATGTCGGCGCGCCGCCGCGCCTCGTATGCTGCGTATGTGCCCACGCCGTCGCACATGCTGCATGGAATGACGACCTCGCCGAGCGTCTCCCCACCCCAAAACCGTTCGTTGCCGGCGGTGTGGTGGCATATCGGGCAAGGTGCAAACCGGAGCAGCCACGCGCCGATGACCTTGCGGAACCAGTTGTACATTTTGACATCCCCTGAGTGTCTGATGTGGCGAGGTGGGGGCGCTCCCACCTCCCCGTTACAGATTAGAAACCCTTGACGCCCGCTTCCCAGCTCTCGAAGAGAACCCAGATTTGCCGGCGGTTTTCCTCGACATCCTGCACCATCTGGTGGCATGGGTGCTCGCCGAACTTGCCACGGATAAAGTTCTCGTGCTCGGCCGTGACCTTGCTGGTGCGGCAGAGATCCGTCCACTTCTGGCGGTACTCGGCGATCGATGGCAGATAGCGAACGGCCGGGGCGGCGAACTCAGGCATTGGCGTAGCCGCCGCAGGTGCTGCCAGTGCTGCCGGTGCTGCCGGCATCGCCGATGCAGGAGGCGACATAAACGCACCAGCCGTTGGGGCGTCGGCGGCGGGAGCTGCCGCTCCACCAGCCGATGGGCCGCCACTGTCCGGGGCCGTTGCCTGAGCCGTCGTCTGGCCACCACCGCCGGCCGGCTTCGCGTTTCCCGCAAGGAACGCCGCGTCGTATGCGTCGGCGAGTTCCTTGTGATTGCGCTTGGCCCGCCAGGTGCCATCATCCTTCAGCTTGGGCTGATGCACCGCGGCATTGAACGGCACGCCGCGCGCGTCGTGCGTGACCGGCGGCGCGCCGGCAGCGTCGGGCTCACCGTTAGTCTCGGGAGCCTGTGGCGGCATCCCAGGGGCACGCCACCCACCGGCAGGCGCTTCCGGCGTCTCCGGCCGGCTGTAGGGCTTCCCGCCGCCGTTGAGCCCCTTGGCCTCGGCGTAGGCTTCGAGGATGTGTTGTGCCATCTCGGGGCTGTGGCACTTCAGCGTGAGTACGATATCATCCATGTTGAGATCCTGTGGCCCATGAGGATGCGCTCCCACCCGTGAGCCGGGCAGGTGGGAGCGCGGTTTAGGATGGCCGGCGACTACTGTCCGCCGGGGTTTCCGTGAGCAAAGCCGTGAACCGGCGGTGCCTGGTTGTCAGAACGGTATACAGTCGGCGAGGCCGGTTGCGCTGGCATAGAGTGAGCACCGGCCGGCATCGCGGAAGCCGGGGCAGCCTGGGCGTGCGCACCGGCGTGCGTAGGGTGGCTAGACGGGCCAGGTTGCGCCGCACCCATGGCAGATGCACCAGAAGTTGCCACACTCGTCTGATGCGGTGCTGACATCAATGCTTGTGTCACAGGTGCATGGTTCTGAGGGTTTACCGCCGGCTGCTGCCATCCTCCCGGACCGCCCTGCGGGCTCGGCGACGCTGGCGCACTGCCCTGTCCGACGTGAGCCTGGTGCGGATGTGCTCCACCCATTCCGCTGCCAGCGCCTGGATTGCCTCCGGAGTACCCCCCGGTCGGACCGCTTCTCTGCGCTTGCTGGGCACCGGGCGGGAGCTGTGTCGGCGCGGCACCCATGGCCTTGTCGGCATCGGGGCCGGGCTGAATTTCCTCGCCGTAGCCGGGGAAGAGCCAGCGGACAAATACCGGGTTTGCGAAGAGGCCCGCCTGGTGGTTGGTGTTTTTGTTGCCGTCCAGGTTGGCGAGCACGTCGCACCAGAAACCTGTGCGGAGCAGCGTCGGGTTGATCGGCACGTTGTTGGCGTCCACCACCTTGATTTCCCAGGTGGTCTTGAACTTGAAGATCCAACAGCCTGCCTGCCCCGGCTTGCCCACTCGGTCGGCGTCGTCGCCGTTGGAGATTTTCCAGGCGAAGCCCTGGTAGGGGCGGAAGTCTTCCTTCGCGATGGCCGCCATGACGTTGGGGTGCGAGCGGTAATAGTCCTGCGCGGTGCGCTTGTAGGCTTCCCAGATCTCGGGAATACGAGGATCAGTCTTGGCGATGGCGACGGCGAAATAAAATTCCGGCTTCGCCTTGATCTGACCATTCATGCCGAGGGTGGAGGATTTGTAGACATTCCCCTCAACGATGCGGCCGGGGGACAGAAGGATTTGATTTCCCATACGGGTTCTCACATTGGGTTACAGAGGATTTCAGCCCGGCTCGGAATTGAACCGGGCCATTTAGTAGTCATAGCCTGCCGACGGTGGGCAAGCAAGACCGAGCCCCGGCGGTCTCCACATGTTCGGGGCTCGGCTAGCCGCTACTGTGTCGCGTGTCGTTCCTTGTGCTTGCCGTTGCGGTGCGCGGCTACGGCCTCGGCGACGGCGATTGTGTCGATCGTGCCGCCGACCGCGTGTCGCCGCTCGCTCTCGATGAAGCGCGTCATGTCGCGCAACAGGTTGTGCGGCTTGGTGTTCGCTTCGTCGCTCAGGCCGAGCTTGATTTCCATGTCGCGGATCACGTCGGCGGATTTGAGCACGTTGTTGTAGAGGTGGAGCGCGGCGCGCGTCTCGCGCGGCTGCTCGGCCACGACCGGCGCGGGCGCATCCATGTGGTGCGTCATGAGATCCTCTAGCAGCAAGGTGAAATGTCGGATTTCATTGAGGGTGCGCGAGATTGCCTCGGTCTCGGTCGGCAGAAAGTTCTGCATCAACACGACGTGGCGTGTGATTTCTGCCTGCAGATGTGCGCGCATATAGTCGCGGGTGGCGTCGTTGAGCATGTGGTTTACCCCTGATTGTATATTAGGCGACCTGCATTCCATCACGGTGCACCATGAGGGTGCCACCATCGTCGAATTTGATTGGCTCATAACCGGCCGGAAGCCAATTCCGTTCACCCATTGATTTCCGCCACCGGACAACTTTTCCGGCATCTGCATACTTCCAAGCGCCATCAATGAACACGGCGATCTTGACGCGCGTTCCGGTTTTAAGCGGTGTGTAAGCACTGATATCGTAGATTTTGCGGGCCATGGTTTCCCCCTGAGATGTGGCGGGGAGGGTAGCGCCTCCCCTGTTGCTGTGGCTCGCGGTCTTAGCTGAAATGTTTGTTGAGCTGGTATGCGGCGTATGCGCCGATGACTGCCCCGATCGGGGAAAAGCCGAGAGCGCTGACGACGGTGGCGACTACGAAGCAGAGAGTGGCGTTGGCGATGTTGGACATTTTAGGTTCCTCCGAGTTGGTGTTCACTGCGTCTATGAACTATTATATAAGCTACTTAGTAGCTATGCGCAAGAGGTATTTGCGGGTCTCTTTCTGCAGCTTCTCGGCTAGGCCGAGTTCGTCGCAAGCTTCGGCCGCTTTGGCGGCCTTGCGAATACGGATGAGGGTTTGCTTGTCCATGGGGAAGTCCGGGGCTTAGAGCCCCGCCTCCCACCATCTCTTCTCCCATTTTGCGAACCGCTGGCTGATCTCGTTGGCGTCTCCGGTTCCTTCGTTTATGTGTCTCCAGAGGTCTCCGTATATTTCTCCGAGTTCCTGGTTTTCGACTTCGCCGTAGTGATTCAGGATGTGGTTGGCTAGCTTGATCATTTTCAGGTTCCTCCGTTTCGATGAGTTAAATATAGCTACGAAGTAGCTGTGCGTCAAGCGGCTTCGCAAAATTATTTTTGCAGGCGCTCCATGAGCCAGACGAGCAAGTCAAACCATAGGCCGCTGGTGGCGGCGAAGAGCGCGAGAGCCAGCACGCCGAAGACGATGTAGTGAGCTAGGGACATGCCTGGCCACCCGCAATCTTGGTGCGCACGACCGTGAGCGCGTGGCGCACTCGTGTTCTGCTGATACCCAGCTCGGCGGCGATCGTGCTGAGGGGCTTATCCGGGTGGGTGCGCCATGCGGAATAGATGTGCGCTTGCGCGGGCGTAATAGGTCGCTCGGCCGTCGTGGTCATTTGCGGCATTTGAGATGCTCTTTTGCCTCGGCCGTGAGCACCAGCTTGCCGGCATCGTCATAGACGACATAGCGGGCGGTGCGTGCCCACTCGTGTTGAGGTCGCCAGTCACGGCGGATGTTGGTGGTGATGCCGCGTCCGATGCGCTGCAGGAATTGCACGCGCTTGCGGGTGAGGTTTAGGGTGAGCATGACCAGCCTCCTGCCGTGCGATGTTGCGGGGCGTCGCGGCGGCTGCATTCCACAATGCCTTCCGAGCGAGCGCCGAGCAAGCCAAAGGCCGCCACGATGATGGCGGCCAGCAGCAATGGGAAATTAGGGCTGCTCATCCGACTTCTCCAAGTTGTGCACGATGTTGCTGAGATCGAGGATGTCAGAAGCGGCCTGGCCGATATGGTAATCCGCCGCTTTCTGGCCGCCACCCGCCGCGCTGGTGAGCGCGTCAGTGAGGTTGTCGGCGATCTTGTCGAGAGCGATATCCTTGGCGGTTTCCAGGAACTGTTTCACTTGCGTTGTCTCCGTGTTGTGGCTATTTAGTAGCTACGCTAATCAGAGGGGTACCATGACGCGCCATGGAACGCAAGACTAGAGGAAAGGACCACCAGGGGACATGACGCTCAGGGATTATCAAGTCGATCTTAAGCGGGATGCGCAAGAGGCGTGGGAGAGCGAGGTGGAGCCGGGCGTCGCGGTGCGCAACGTGCTCGCCGTGCTGCCGTGCGGGGGCGGTAAGACCACGACCATGGCGCATCTCGGCGTGGAGCTGGACGAACCGGGCATTGTGCAGGCCCACCGGCAGGAACTCATCGGCCAGATTTCCATGGCTTTTGCCCGAGTGGGCAAGCACCACCGCATCATCGCACCGGAAGCCGTGCAGCGCGAGGTGGCGCAACAGCACATTGACGAACTCGGCCGTAACTACGTGCATCCCGAGGCCGATTATGCGGTGGCCGGCGTGGATACGCTCATCCGCCGGCAAGATCCCTTTTTTGACCGGGTGAAGCACTGGCAGACGGATGAGGCGCACCACCTGCTCGAGGCCAACAAATGGGGCCGTGCTGTCGCCATGTTCCCCAATGCGCGCGGCATCGGCTGGACTGCGACACCATGCCGCGGTGATCGGCGCTCGCTTCGCCGCGGTGACGGCGGGTGCTTCGATGCCCTGGTGGTCGGGCCGAGCATGCGCACGCTGATCGACCGCCGCTATCTCAAAGAGTTCCGCATTTACGGCCTGCCGCAAGCGATCGATGTGAGTGGTGTGCGCATCGGTAGCGGTGGCGATTTTAACCGGGAGGAGTTGAGCGAGGCCGCGCACAAGTCAGCCATCACGGGCGACATCGTCAAGCACGCCATTGCGCTGGCTCCCGGCAAGAAAGGCGTGACCTTCGCCGTGGACGTGGATCTCGCCGAGGAACATGCGGCGGCATTCCGCGAAGCCGGCGTGCCCGCTGCCGTGATCTCCGATCGAACGCCGGCCGGCGAGCGGCTCAAGATCATCCGCGCCTATCGCGGAGACGGCCTGCAGGAGGTATGTAACGTCGACGTCTTGGGGGAAGGTTTCGACCTGCCCGGCATCGTCCGCGCCAGCTTCGCCCGCCCCACGGCCTCCTACGGGCTCTACGTGCAGCAATTCGGCCGTGCGCTCCGGCCCATGCCCGGCGAGCCGGTCGGCATCATCCTTGATCACGTCGGCAACGTGCTGCGTCACAAGGGCGCACCGGACAAGCCGCGCGAGTGGTCGCTGGACGGACTGCCGCCGCGCGAGCAAGCGGAGATCCCCTTGCGCGTGTGCAGCAATCCGGCCTGCATGCTCACATGGGAAGGCTTCTCGGCGACATGCCCGCATTGCGGCCACCGGCCGGCGAAGGGCAGCGTTCCGCGCGAGCGGCCGGAGATGCTCGAGGGCGACCTCACGCTTTACGATGAGGGAATGCTTGCCCAGCTCAGGGGCGAGATCGAGCGGATAGCCGGGCCGGCGGCAATCCCCTACGGGGCGAGCGCCAAGGTGGCCAGCTCGGTAGAAAAGAAGCATCGTGAGCGCGCGGCCGCACAAGCGGAGCTGGCCGAGTGGATAGACCGATGGGCCGGGTATTGGCACCACACGGCCGGCGAGCCGCTGGACGCGGTATACCGCCGCTTCTGGCATGTGTTCGGCACGAGCACGGCCGAGGCGCTCACTATGTCAGGACCAAAACAACGCGAGATGATTGAGAGAGTGAGGATGAGCCTGTGAAACAACACCCAAAATTTATACAGATGATCGGAAAAACCTTCGGCAACTGGACAGTCATCCAAATAGGAGACAAGCAGTGTCAACAAAATCGAAACTGGCTTTGCAGGTGCATCTGTGGAGTAGAAAGAAAAGTTTGGGGACATCATTTGAGAAGTGGAAAATCTAAATCCTGCGGAAACTGTCAACACTCGTGGTATGGATATTTAAACTACGAAATTGATCAGGAAGGGGTAGAAAGTTTCGGGATAACACTCACTTCACGATTACAAGAAATGTCCAAAGAAGCGCAGCTAGATTTTGTCAATATGTGGTTGCAAACACTGGAAAACATCGCCGATGATCTTGAAAAGCAAATTGAAACGTAGTCCGCCACGCACATGGGAAGAGCATGAGGCCGAGATGCAGCGGCCCGCCGCTCTCGAGAAGCATGCTCGGTGGCACGCTGCTGCAAAAGTGTTCATGCGACAGCATGACGCACACATACTCAAGCAAATCGAGAAGTCGCGGAAGGTGAAGCCGTGACCACTCGGCCACAATACCCCGGCGTGTGTTGGAACCGCCGCTACAGGCGATGGCAGGCTTACGCGAAAGAAGGCTGGCATCAAGTCCACTTAGGCTATTATGATAGCTATGAATTGGCTGTAGAAGCGCGCAAGCGGTGGGCACGAGGGATGAATGATAGAGACCGATCTCAACGCGCGCATACGGATTGAGGGTGCCAAGCGCGGCGTGATGCTGTGGCGCAACAACTCCGGCGCTTTCGAGGACAAGTCCGGCAGGTGGGTGCGCTACGGCCTGGCCAATGACAGCACCCGCATCTCCGAGCTGATCAAGTCGAGCGACCTCATAGGCGTGGCATGCGGCTGGTGGTGGGGCTTCCCGAGCGTGTCGGGCGTCTTCGTGGCCGTCGAATGCAAGCGGTCGGGATGGATCTATGCCGGCACGGGGCGCGAGCCCGCTCAGCTCAATTATTTGAACCTCGTGCGGCGCTACGGTGGCGCGGCATGCTTTGCGACAACATGGGAAGATGTAGAAGATGAGCTTGGAAGGTACTTTGCAGGTCAAGGCGCACATCAGGGCGAGCGTGCGGCGGCGGCTTGAGCGCGGTGGCGATGCGCCACGCACGCATGGCGAGGTGGCGCGCATAGCCGGCGTGACCGTGGATCAGGTGCGCGAGCACTATCCGCATGTGGGACATATTGTCACAGCAGCCCGCAAGCTCGGCAAGCCCCGCCGCTTCCGCGCGGTGCAGCGGCAACTCCTACTCGAGGCGGCATGGGAGTGGGTGCGCGCCAATGGATATGGCGGTTTGACGCTGCAGGCCACGGCCGATGCATTCGGTTGCAGTTACAACGGTGTGAGAAATTATTGGGCCAACCGCCGGTTGCTCATAGCGGATTTGGTGGCCACGGCCGAGGCGCGTGGCGAACTGGCGCTTGCCGAAGCTGGCCGCGAAGTGTTGAAATAGAGAAAGCCCGAGCAGCGGCGACGGCTCGGGCTTCCATTCTCAGAGGGTAATGTCTCATGCACATAGGGATGCAAGTGCAAAATAGCGTCTTCCTCACCACCGCGCAATATCTTCTTTCCATCGGCGTGGCCCCTGTGCTCCTGCAGGGTAAAAAGCCAGTATTTACAACCTTTACGAGTTACTTGCCTGGTGCGGCCGGCAGTGATGAGCTGCAAATGCCACTGGACAAGCGACCGCTGCGCTATACGCCCGATCTCCTCAGAGAGTGGGACAGGGAATATCCCGGCGCAAACGTGGGCATGCTCACGGACAACCGACCGTGCATTGACGTAGATATGTGGGAAATCTGGCCGGCAATCGCCGATCTGGTGCCCGTGACGCCTCACATCAAGTACGGGGCAAAAGGACGCACGTTCGTCTATAGCGTGCACCCTACGGACCCGGTGCGACGCACGCGCACCTATGTGAACCGGTTCGATCAGCAAATGATATTGGAGGTGCTTGCCCATGGTCGGCAAACCGTGCTGCCGCCAAGCATCCACCCTGAGACAGGCAGGGCCTACGAGTGGGTGGGCATGCCGGAATGGGGCTATATGGTCGGCGTGCCGCTCGGCCCCGAGGCACCGCCGCCGCTCTCCCAGGCCACGGTAGATGCGATCGAACGACGCCTTGAGGAATTGGGCGTCACCAAAAAGAAAGTCGAAACCGGTCAGGAACTGGTCAGGCAACTACGTGACGATGAGCGGCACAGATATGAGGCGTTTCTTGCACCCAAATTGAAAGAAAAACTGGCTTCGGTGAGGGAAGCCGCAAAGGGAACTCGGCGGGATGCTCTCAACGGTGCGGTGTTTTCTTTGGCCCCATGGGTAAGAGAAGGGTTCATTGACGAAAATTGGTTGGAGGCTGAACTCAGAAAAGCCTGTGAGCTGAACGGCTTCATTTCCGAAGATGGCGATAAAGCTTTCACATACCAGTTCCATAGATCGATGCGCCATGCTGAGGATAAGGCGCTACCGGATTTGGATGCGGGGAGGGCTGCCCAGTTGATGGGGCAAGCCCCTTTATCGGCTACCTTCCCGGCGGCAGGTGGTTCCGTGTCGAGTGAAGTCCCGTGGGTGCGTGTTTCGGAGATGCTGACTAACCCCGTGCCCGCGCGGGAGTGGTTGGTTCCTGAGGTCGTGCCTCACAAGCAAATCACTCTGCTCTATGGGGACGGCGGCACGGGCAAAACCACCTTGCTGCTGCAACTCGCCATTGCCGCTTCGCAGGGTGGGATGTGGATGGGGCATGCGCTCTCGCGGCACAAGGTGCTGTTCATCACGGCCGAGGACGAGTTGAACGAAGTGCACTATCGCCTGGATCAAATGACGAAGTTGCTCGGCCGTGACGTTGGCGACCTCACGGTGATCAGCCTCGCCGATCTCGAAATCGCCGAGCTGATGATGCTGGACGGTCGCGTTCTCAAGCCTACAACGCTATTGGAAGGCATCTGCGACCTCATCAAACGGCAGGGTTTCGATGTGGTGATGATGGACCCGATTGCCGACCTCTTTGGCGGAAACGAGATCGATAAGCAGCAGGTGACGAAGTTCATGCGCATGCTCCGCAAGCGCATCGCGTTCGATCTCGGTTGCAGCCTGATCATCGCCGCGCACCCGTCCAGTGATGGTATTAGAAGCGGCAAGGGAACGAGCGGTAGCATGGCTTGGTCCAACAGCGCGCGTTCCCGGTTGTATTTCTCTCGCGATGACAACTCGGATGTGTGCACGCTAGAACTTAAGAAGTCCAATCGATCCAAGATCGGAACTACGGTCTCGCTACGGTGGGTGAACGGTGTCTTTGTTCAGGTTGAGGCTCAGGCTAGGGCCTTAATTAGCGAAGAGTTAGAGGCTAAGGTTATGGCTAGGTTAGATAGGGAAGGCCCTATCTATAAGGCTGGCGATAGGTCACAGCAGTGGGTTGGCTATATGCTTGAGCTTGAGTTAGGCGAAAAGCTAGCAACTTCCGAGGGAAAACGCAAAGTTCGTACACTCCTAGATAGCTGGGAAAAGCTTGGTTATGTCAAGAAACTCCGTCGTGCGGATAAGCACGGTAACATGCAAGAGTTCGTCAATTTCGTCTCTCACCCGACCGTAGTTTGAACTACGGTCGCAACTACGGTACCGTAGTTTGCACCTACGCCGTAGTACCGTAGTTTCCCCCTTGGAGGGGGGAACTACGGTCTACTACGGTGACGGGAGGGATTTTGAAACTACGGTACGGTGAGGTGGAAATGAGGGTTCCGACGTGGGATGAGTACCGGGAGATGCACGTGCAGGGGAGACAAAGCGGTATTCTCCGTCATACGATCTCTAGCGAGTGGGTGAGCGCCGAAGATAATTGGCGTTGCCCGTGTTGCGATCGGACTAAGTTTGAAATCCTAAGGTGGAGACAGCTTAACTGCGGTGAATGGCGATGGCTCGGGGAACTGCACTGGCATCACGACCACGTGCTAGGCAAATTCTCCGATGTGTTTAGGCAATGGGGTTTGATGCAACGCTATCTCGCCAGAGATCATGAGTTAGGTGTTTGGGATGCAGAGGCGTACGCCTATTGGAATTCTCAGTTCAGGTTTCCCGATACGTTGATGTGCATGGATTGCAATTGGGCGGAAGGCTCGTCTAAATCCAAACTCAAATTGCCCTACTGGTTTAGCTTCTCGCCGATTGAGGTGTTCACCTTCGTCTCGGGAAGGCCGCATCAGAAACCGGTTGTGATATACGACTTAGCGCAACTCATATGGGAGAATTACCGTGATCACGCTAACCAACCTAAGACGCGGTGAGTTAGATTATGACGATGAGGTTACCGTTAACCCTGAGCACATTAAGACGCTAAGGAGGGTTAACGTTAAGGATGCTAACGATGAGTTAGTGCCTGTAACCGAGATAGAGGTGGGGCTCATCATCCACGGTGAGGATGGGACGATAAGCAGTGAGCCCCTCTATGTGGTGGAGGATGTGCGCGAGATCGTGATGCAGTGCCGGGAGTGGGCACGCAGTCTGAGGAATTGACGGTGAGCGGATTGTACGGGGGTAGGTGGCAGCGTGCACGTGTACAATATCTCACGTGCAACCCAATGTGCAGGATGTGCCTGAGGATGGGACGACGCTCACCAGCCACGGTGGTGGACCACATCATTCCGCATCGCAATGATCCCGTCCGCTTCTGGGATATGGCCAACTGGCAGCCCCTGTGCGCCCGCTGTCACAACAGCATCAAGCAGAGCCAGGAAAAAGGCGGGCGTCTTGACGGTCATGGGGTGGATGGTCTACCCATGGATGCACATCATCCATGGAATAAGGCAAGGGCATCTCGGGAGGAAGATATGGGGGTATATTGAAATTATTGGCGAATTTCGCCTAGAT